TTCAAAACCGACGCCGCTGATATTCGCAGCGACGAGACGCAGCACGCTGTCAGGCCCCAGCGCCAAAGGCATGCCATTTTCTCCCAGAATGTAAAAACCACTCGCCTGCGGATAGAGGCGGATAGATGCGCCGCCGATACTGATCAAATCCTGCACGGCCAGGGAAACAGCACGCGTTACCGAATTTTTATCAACGGCCAAAATAATCCCGTTATCAGCCATCAACGCAAATGTTCCGTCCGGAAGAACCTGAAAATACTTATCTATGGACTGCTGCGACGGCATCTTGCGCCCGGTGGGCTCCAGTGTGCCGGCGTTATTGATTACCTCTACTGCAAGTGCGCTGTCATCCGGGCTACGGTAATACGTGGTAGAACCCATCGGGATATTCGCTATGTCTGCCTGAGCATCAGCCAGCGTCATATACTGCCGGCTGAGAGGGATCAGGTTCTGCCGCGTTTCTTCAACGACCTTATCCCCTTCCGCCTTCATTCCGTCTACGGTGTAGTGCTCATTGCCGAGGCGATCTACGTATTTCTGTTCGGTACTGGTGACAACCTTATCCAGCATGGCGCCGGCATAAACTGAGTCCCGGATATCCGTGCTCGGAACGGCGTTATCAGTGGGAGTTGGTAACGGTACTTCTGCCATTGTGCATGTCGCCCTATGTAAAAGGCGCACGAAACCCTCAGAAATTAATCTGATGTTGTGCGCGAAGGTTGGTAATTACTGCTGTGTGTTACGGATAAATCGAGTCTGAATACTCAGTGAGTGAGAGGGTTTGAGTATCGTCTCCGTTGGGTTTAGCACTATCGACGCGCCAGATTGTGGAGTTCAGTTCCGAGTCGGTAGCAATGAAATAACGGCTGGGGTTTTGCACATTTTCGCGGTCATAAATGTTCAGATCGAAGGTATCGGCCGCAGCCTGAAATGCTTTGGGCTTGCCGTTTACCGGATAGGCCCGCCAGCGCCCGCGGTAATTGCCGAGGCTGTCGGTCATAACCACCCACATATCGCCCAAAGAAAAGTCGATACGCTCTGACGTCGAGAACACATCCCCGGAGCGCCCGGTGATGTATCCGGTTTGCTGCGCGTTGTCGTACATGTCCGGACACTGAACCACCGTACCGCGCACGACTTGCGTTTCTTCGAGCACTTTCACCGTCATGGTCAGGCGTGAGTAGAGGATTTTTCTTGCCTCAAGCCAGGCCCGATCGGTTGCCTGAGTGGCGTTTCGGCAGCCGTCCAGGCTGATCTGCATCGCGTTAACAGTTGCATCCTCAACCTCAGTGATGCCGCTGCTGTCGATCTGCAGGTAGATGTACGCCTTCTTGTTCGTCAGCGGGTCGACATAGTCCAGCGCCACGCCGTCGAAACCACCGGGGAGAGACATTTGCCAGGCGACTTTGTACTCGTCCCAGAACATGTTTGAGCGCGCAAATACCGCATCCGGATTTGTCACTTTCTCATCGCGCCAGAACGTCAGCACATCGCCGATGTTATTGCCGTCAACGCGGGCTACATTGGCGATCGTCGCTATGCGCTCACCAAGAGGCTGCTTCTCATCCGAGAAGGTGTAATCGAAATACCCAAGCTGAGCATCCGGCAGCGAATCGGCAATGGCATAAAGAGCCGCGACGTCAATACTGGCCACGTCCTGCTTACCGACAACCACCCATTCGTGAAGGATGGCGTCGGCAAACGAGCGACTCGGCCGCAGCGTGTAATCGACCGCGCCGGTAGTCCGGTCGTAGCTGATGGTATGCCGCTGCGCCAGCATGTTGTACTTCTGCTCGCGGTTGCTGTTGCTGTCGTTCGAGCCTTTGATCGTGATGCGGGCAATCGTATCTTCCGGATATACGACGTTTTCGCGTACGTTCACCGCGTGGATCGCCATCAGAGTCACGACGTTGGCGTCATTGCTGTTATCGAGGCGCTCGATGGTGACCGCATAGCGGCCAGCCCCGGCCGCCGGGACAAACTTGTGCGTTGTGCGGAAATACCGGGTCGTCACCTGGAAGTCGTTATCGAAGAAATAATCGTGCTGCTCTGACGTACCGGGCACCTGATTGTTGTCGTCATCGACCTGCCAGAACTTGATCCGGTATTGCGTTGTGCCGGCAGTCGCGCCGAGCTGAACCAGCACATGCACCCAGACCTGCGTCGAGACGATCGGCGACACTGACGGTCCGATAACCAGAGGGGTCTGGTCGTTCAGAGTGAACAGCGTCGGGTTGATGACTGCATTGCCCGGCAGAGACGTAATTTCCCCTGAGAGCTCGCCGATATAGAACGTCGTGTACGACAGCGTGTCGTCACCAATAAAGCTCTCCGAGGAGATGATAGTCCCGGCACCAGTGACATTCCGCGTGACGCTTGTGCCGCCATCGTTCCAGGTGGCATTGATGACGAATGACACTGGATGCGGCACCGCCAGCGCAGCGAAGTAGGCAAAGTTGTCATCGTTCGATAGCACAACAGCCTTGAGCTGATTACTTTCGATCGCCACCGATGTCGGCGCCGTTGTGGTTGCAGTCTGGGCCGGGAAATCCTCGCTTTCATTCAGTCCCGGCACGGTCTCGTTATCGACGTCATCGAACTGATACCCCACCTCAATCGTGCCGATCACGTCACCCGGGTTATAAATCGCAGAACTGGCTCCCGCCAGGCTGCCGAGGTTCGATTCAGAGTAGCGGATCGAGGAGATGGTGTACCGCCCGTAACCGACCTCGAACCACTCCGTAAGCTGTTTGTTATTGTCGACAAACTCGAACAGCGCCTCCTGAATCAGGTCAGGAAAGACGCGGCACTGGCCGTAAATGTTCGGGCGCCCCTTGTAGAGTCGCGCGCGGTTCGTCTGGCCAGTCAGATCATTATTGGGGGATTCGCCTGTCGCCACCGATACTGACGCGCTGGGCTTATTTGACAGGCCGAACACCTTCAGCGCGCCAGAGAGGATTTTCGTGACCGGACGTAATATCGTGGTGATGAGCTTTCCCACCCCGCCCTCTGGCTGGTCGAAGACAGCCACGACGTCGCCAGATCGCAGTGGCCGGCTGATATCGTAATCGTCCGGCAGCTCTCTGCCATTCAGTTTCACGATAACATCGCGGTGCAGCTGCAGGGAATCCAGCAGGCTCACCAGTGTGGTGTCGACATCTACTGTTCCACGCTGCAGCGGCGCGCCAGGCAGCCTCTGTAACTCATATCGCACCATGCACCATGTACTCCACTTTGCTGTAAACCTTCAGTAATGCCAGCGGGCTATCGCAGCGCACGAAACCAAATTCCCCGCGGGCATGCAGGCACTTAACCGGGCTGATCATCACACCGATATGCGCCGGCACTTCGCCGCGGTAAAAAACGGCGATGCATCCGGTGGCCGCCACCGGCACGCACCGCCAGTGCGCGTGCTCCTGTTCATAGCAGGTGATGAAATCCGCGCCCGATTCGTAGCCGGCGATGTGATGCAGCTCCAGGCCGAGCACATGCCGGTAATAGAGAACCACCAGGCCCCAGCAGTCCACCTGCTCAAAACTGCAGGCGCGGTTAGCCCAGGGCTTGCCGTTAACAAGCCCGATAAAGTCGCTCTGTGTCATACGGTGATCAGCCCGGGATAGTCTTTCGTTGTGTAAATGATGGAGTTGGCCAGCGTCAGCGGATTGGTCTTGCCGGCGGTCACGGTGACGTTGCTGGCATCGGCTGAAATGTCGTTCACGTAAAGCGTCCAGTCTTTCAGAGATGATGCATCGCCGATCGCGTTCCACTGCTGATACAGGCATTTTATCGGCGTCATGCGCGCCGCCCCGCGCCAGCTTTTCAGTGTCTGCCGTACATGTTCCGTGGCGGCGACAAACGTTATGGTCATTGATATGACCGCCGTTCCGTCCTGCGCCGGTTCTGTTACGCTGAACCGCGCAGGCTCGAAGGCATTTCCGCCGAACGTCGCCGGGCGAAACAGGTTATTGACCACCCGGTAATAGCCGAAAGCCGGATGATAAAACTCCACCGTCTGTTTGATATCGCTGGCCGGCCTCCGCTCTTTCCATTCTCGTAATGTTGGCATCAGTCTGCCCTCGGCATCACTTCAGTGATCAGGTAATCCAGCCAATAGCCGTAGCCCGGCTGCGCCTCGACAATCCAGTCGTCGTAATCTTCAGTAATGTCCTCGATACCGTTACTGATAACCGTTGCGCTCCAGGTGACAATGTTGCCGTTTTTGCTGGTCTGCACCGGCATGTCGACGAAATGCAGCGTCTGCTGCTGAACGCCCTGCGTATCACCCAGGTCGATCGGCATCTGGAACCAGTTGCGCCCGCGGTCACAGTACGTCGGCGAGCGAAGCCACGACTTAAATCTCTCTGCCTGCGCTAGCGTGAATATCCACTGCAGCGTCCAGGTTGCTTTCAGGTCCGTGGTGATCGGGGTGATTATCAATGGACCGACTGCCGTCTGCGTCGTCTGCCAGGCTGTATCCTGCGTCATGTTCTGATCGGCGCGCTGGGGCAGCGGCAGGAACGGAGGGTATTGAACTGTTGCCACGTTTCCTCCGGGCATAAAAAATGCCGCGGCTGCGGCACTGATCTTTTATCAGGATGTTACTAAATGTGTCTCGCTGATACTGTGTATTTTTCACACACAGCAAGAGAGGTCATATGTCTTACATTCACAGCAGAGAACATGCTGATCATGGCGATGTCATCAGCGTTCATTGCTCTCATCAAATTAACGTACTGGTTCTGGATGATACCAATTACTCTAAGTATCGTTCGGGGCGGCAATGCACATATTACGGAGGGTTTTACACTAAATTTCCCGCTAATATAGCTGTTCCTCACTCTGGCTACTGGAATGTCGTGCTGGCCCTTCCTCCCGGCCATCGAGCTAATATCCAGTACTCAATCAATATCATCCGGTAAATTTAGCTGACCTTTTGCCTGAAATAGGGCTTCTTCAAGGGCGGCAATGATCTTCTGCTGTGTGCCGTCCCTTAAATAACCTACCGACGCCATCCCCTCCTGTTTATCGCTGTCGCGGTACCAGAGAACCTCGCCATTAACTTCGATTGCTACTTTCATTATGTTCACCCATTAAAAAACCCGCCGGAGCGGGTTTGGTTTAGTAAGCGCCGTTGGCTTTTATAGAAAGCCCGAACCGGTCTTTGATGCCAGAGGTCATCGGGCCGCCACGGTCAAGGTCGTTTAAGAACGCATCCACAGTTACCACATTACCCTCCTGAATCGCCTGCGCCTGGAATGAATGCTGTCCGCCACTGGTCTGGTCATAAAACTGGATGTTTACCTGGACCTGGCCGCCATTCATATCCTTATTGCTGATGACCTTCCCGTTATCGCCAGGGATCATGTACTGCTTGCCGGTGCTGGCCTGGTAAATCTCTGGTTTGCCTTTCTCGCCGACCTGATACAGGCCGCCGGCTGATACCGGGCCACCGTTGTAGCGAGCACCAGATACAGTGCTTAGAGCCATTGATGTTGCCAGCCCAGAACCATAGGCCACGGCCCCCACTTTTGCGGCTGCACCACCTGTCGCCACGGAGGCGGCATAGGCTGCTGGAGTCCATGCGTTTGTCAGCAGCGCTGCCTGTATCATCCCATTTGCAGTGGATGCGGCCCCGATTGTCTGCCCGATGATAAAGTTTTTCAGCATCTCCACGCCAACCTGAACAATGCTGTTGATCACGCTGTTCAGGATGGTATTGCCGAGTGACTGCATCGCCTCCTGTGCTGACATTGTGCCGGTTAGCAGGCCGGTGATTGCATTGGAGGCATTCCCGCTAAAGGCATCCACCGCACTCGTCAGCATGTTATAGCCGAGGCTTTGCTGGCTGAGGATTTCCCATTGAGCTGCGATCCGCTGCTGCTCATACTGCCGGTCAGCGGCATTTTTCAGCGCCAAAGCATTCTCATGAGCGAGAACCCCTTGCTGCTCAAACTGCTGAATCAGCGCCAGCTCCTGCGCGTGCTGGTTGGCCAATTGCTGCACCGGGTCAACTTCGGCAAGTGCCTGCTGGGTGGGGTTAACCACCTGCTGTGAGCGTATTTTGGCAAGGTTGGCCTGATGCTGAGCCTCCAGTTGCTCACTGGTCTGATTGTACTGCTGCTGGGTAATCCTCTTCCCATCAAGAGCAGTTTTCAGATCCTTCATATCCTGCTGATAAGAGGCGTTCTCTCTTGTTTCAGGGAGGAGCTTTTGAGCGGCGGCTTGGGCTTTGAGAGCATTGGCCGTATCCCATGCCGCCGCTGCATCACGTTCAACTTGAGCAACCTGCTGCGGTGTAGCATTCGTTAACTTCTGTTTTGCTGCCAGTATCGCCTGTTCGCGCGAGAGTTCGCTTGTAGAATCGGCAGCCAATTTTGCTTTCTGGCTGTACTCTTCGACAACTTTTGCATTTCTCTCTGCCTGACTCTCACCTTTCTTCTGCTCCGCTGTCAGCTTCTTATGCGAATCGAGATTGGTGTAAGTCGCGGCAGCATCATCCATCATTCGCTTGGTGTGCGGATCGTCTTTCGAGAATCCCGCGTCCTCAGCTGCATATTGAGCCGCTAATTTTGCCCTTGCGGCACCTTGTAGTTTAGAGAGCGCCAGATTCCTCTCGGACTGCTGAATTAAGCTTTTTTGCCCGGCGGTTAGGTTATCTGTTGATTTTTTCAGTATCTCAAAATTAACGGCGGCATTTGATGCGCCGGCAGACAAATCTGCGAGTTTATTGTATAGCTCAATCAACTCTGGCTTTGCATTTTTTGAGGAGTTGATGATTTCATTAATTCTCAAAACAAGTGTTTGCAATGCCTGCGGAGACGGGTTGTCACTAAGGTCTGCGAGCTGCTTAGTAAGCCCAAACGCCGCCTCTTCAGAAATACCCAACTTAGAGGCTACGGCACCTACTGTATTACCGATAGAGTCAGCCGTTGCTCGGAAATTCATTCCTGCGCCATATGCCTGTTTCATTGCAGAAGAGTAATCGCTAGTCGTTATATTTAGCGAATTCAGGCGATCATTAAACCCTTCAACGGAAGCATAACCGCCAGCTAGCGCTGATATGGCCTTATCTCCAAACGAAAGAACAGAGTCAGCCGCCTCTCCTATCGCTTTAGGTATTTTCGAGATGGCTTGGTTATATTCAATCAGCGCCTGATTTCTCAGCAGCGTTGCTGCCGTGACATTGACCCTGGCAAGGTTTGCGTATTTGTCAGATAGTGCAGCGATACCCTGAGAGGAAACAGAGATAACATCATTCATTCTCTCGGCAGCATCTTTAAGCGCATCCATTGCGCTTTTCCCACCATTAAGAGAGGAAATTAAAGTCCCTGCAACAACAGTTCCAAGCGCGATTAGCGCCCCGACGATAGCACCACCCGGCCCGAATGCCCCAGCTAGCTGCGACCCTTGCTGACTAAAAGCAACAAGCGCTGACTGCCCGCCCTGCACCTGAACAATGAAGTCTTGAAGTTGGTAACCAGCTTGCTGAACACTGGATCTAAAACCTGAAGATACGCCCTTAGCGGTGGCGCTGACCTGAGTATCAAGTTTATTTAACTGGCCTGCTGTTTTTTGTGCATGATCACCGATGCTATCTAAAGCTTTGTTTGCCTGCTGCTGACCAGTAAGCAATTTAGCAGTTTCCGCTTCAATCTCTATATAAATTCCACCAACCTTTTCACCTTCAGCCATGCATCCCCCGGGCAATAAAAAACCCCGCCGAAGCGAGGTTTGCGTCATGGGTTACAAGATTTTTGTAACCCGTTTGACCTACAATTTTTTGTAGGCCCCTAACCAATTACGTATTCAGCCTTTCCGCCACGGAACGAGATGGTTTTATTCCCCGCCCGGCGGCAAGCGTCTGCGATAGCCTTCATGCCGTACTCGACATTACCCAGATGTTTGCGCATCGCTACAATTTCGGCCTTCGGCGCTGATACGTCAAAGCCAGCCTCCTCCAGAACGTTAATCAGGCGAATGGCCGCAGAGGTCGAGTTATCGCCGCAAAGCATATCCATCGTCACATCCAGTGCAGGAGCAGTGCAGCCCCTGCCAAATGAGAGGTTGCCACTGCGAACCAACGGGTTGTTATCGATCCACCATTGAAGCGGAATGTTTACGTCAAATTTAGGTGCTGGTAGCGTTTCCTGCTTGCCAAGGAATTCACCCTCAAGAGGCACGCGCGCAGCGATAGAAAGCGCCTCGGTAAACTGGTCGTCGTTGATTTCTTTGTAACTGCAACCAAAGTGAGATTTCAGTGAAGACCACATGGTAATCATCGCTTTGGCCTGATTCTCTTTCGGCAGCGCCTTTCCGCGAGTCATTACCAGTTGCTTAATTGCTTCCTGTTGCTCTGAAGTGATTTTACCGGGGAGTGACTTTTTAGCCTTACGTGGGTTCTTAACCTCGCCTTTCGTCCAGTACTCGTAAAGAACATCGTCGCACTCTTCCTGGTAGCGAATGACGTTATCGCGAATTTCAGGACGGACTTTGTTGGGACTGATGCTGTTCAGCCAGGCTGCCAGCTTGCGCAGGGCGAGGCAAATCATTGACTGAATACCACCAACTGAGGGTATGGTGATTTCCACCATACCTTTGTAAAAGCGCTGAGAAATCTTTTTGTGCTGAGATTTCCAGTCCAGCCCCATCCCCTCAACAATCGGTTTCATCGGCGTGTAGGCCTCGCCGTTATGCTCAACTACAAAAAGAGAATTGCCATAGAAAGGCACGTTGATTGTACGATCTGCAATTGCTAAACTTGTCATGTCAGTTTTCTCGTAGTTAACTGGTAAATTAGAGACCTCGGAGGTGGCAGCCTTCGGGGTTTCGTTGTTTTTAGGCGCCGAACATTTTCTCATCGTTTTTTAAGCTCCAAACCAACCGCTGAACGATCGCTGCATTCAATGATAACCCCTCTTCTTCTGCTTTTTCCTGAACTGCTTTCTTGACTCTTTCCGGCAGTCTCAGTGAGAACTGCTCGATCACGCGCTGGCTATGTAACAGGTCTTTCATATTCTCCTCCGTTTTAGCACCAAACCAATTTGGAACTAGAACCAATTTAGCACCATTTAAAACAATGTCAAGTTGGTGCTATTGTTTGTCGTCGAAATTGAAACTTTGAGGACTTATGAGCAAATTCCCTAGCCAAGAAATGGACAGGTTTAATGTAAGGTTGCCTGTTGGCATGCGCGATGCCATAGCCGATCGGGCCAAGCGTAACGGCAGGTCTATGAACTCTGAGATTGTCCAGATCCTTCAGGATGCGCTGGAGACAGAAAAGCTGATAGCTGAAAGCGACATAGTAGATTTTGATTCAACTCAGGCGGCCCTGGATTCAAAATCCACGCCAGAGGAAAAAGCCGCGTTTCTTGCTGAGCTTGAGAAAAGAGATCCCTTTACCGCTGCAATTCTTCGTGAGGGAGAGGAACATAGCAGAAGGCTTGCTGCCATCCTAGGAAGGCGCATGGGTTACTCAGATGAGTAAAAGTAAAAAAACCCACCTGATGGTGGGTTGCCTAATCTACGTTACTGACAATTTCTGGAGTTAATTTTTAATTGTTGATCCAGTATCTTCAGTGCATTGCGACCGATTTCGCTCTTATCAGATAAGAAAGCAGGCTCTTTTGATTTCTTAATGAAAACATGCCCTGCATCACCATCTGTATAAACGAACCGACCTCCAATTTTACTTATATCGGTATGTCCCGAGACAATACCACAGACAGCGTTTGAGCTTTCATTCCTGAAAACCTTTATCTCTGAGAAATCCAGTCCTAACAATGGGTTGAAATTACTGTCACAAATAATGACAGCAGAGCCACTTCTGGCTTTACCGCTAGCCTCAAGTAATCGCCATCTTTCGCAGTCTCCCGGCTTATACTTCTGAGATAGCTCTTTTCTTACTGCCTCTTTTGCATCATTAATGATCTGAGTATCAGATTTTGCATAACAAAAGTGTGACAAGAAAAGTAGCCCGATAATGATTAACCGCCTCACATCGCTACCCCGCACTCTTTATGAATAGACTTCTCATTCATCATTTTAATGGCCTTTATTTGTAAGCAGACGACGTTACAACCTTTTTTCCATCTGGTTCAGAACAGGAAATCATAACTGTTCCATCGTTGGTCCAGAATTTAACTATGTAAAGAACGTTCGTATCTACTATTACATTGGCCGGATAACTATCACTAATCTGGCTAAAAATGTTATACGCATCTTGCTTGCAGTGATCAAAATCAACCACTTGCACACTTTTAGTTACGGGAGACTCTTGCTCAGGATACTGCCCTGATGCGGCCATTGAATTAAGCTGTTCTTTTGTATAGCTTGTTGACGCAGCTGTGCTGAATGCCAACGAAAGCGAAGCCACTAATAGAAACTTCCTCATATCCCTATCCCCATCAGTAAATGATGCGCCAATCGTAGCAGAGGGGGAGCGATACGACAAAATCCGCAGTTAAGCGGCTATTCTGGTAAAAATGAAGCCAGCCTGACATCACAGGAATGGTAGATACTGGTCAACTCTCCCCCAGTTAAAAGGATCTCCTCGCCTGGCGCACTCGCCATGGCCATCATCCGGTTAGCAACAGCTAAGATAAAATCGTAATTCATCCTGATGAGAAGCTGCACATCAAGGATTAACGGATGAAATTCATCCTCCCACCCTTTGGGGTTGCTTAAGCAGTTATAATAGAAAAAGTATATTTCTTCGGCCTTCAGGAAATCAGTATTTGCACCACCACCTCGGGACATATCGGCGCGGATAGAATCACCGTCAAATACACTTCCATTAAAATGCTGAGCGTTCACTCCTGCGTACAGCACCTTAACTCTGTTCATTGCGTAAAACCTTACGTCTTCAAGGCTTTGTAAGTGTTCTCGGCGACTGGTAAGTGCATAGCCATAATGACCATTCGCGTGTTCAGGAACCATAATATGAATGCTCCTTGGTTCCCACCCCAACGCCATTGCACACAACCAGTGACCAGCCTCATGCTTGGCTATGTCGTATGTTCCTGCCTTGAAATCGTATTCGGTTTCCATGCCAACTCCTGCGTTTTTAAGCAGGATAACCGATCAATCTCCTTGGGTGATCTCATCATCTGAAATAGCAATGGTCCCGCTATAAAAGCGTCTTGCTAGAGATTTATTTTCCACAGTAATGATCTCCAGAGGAAAATCATCATTCACATTATGATGTTCATCTATGTAATTTTCCCTTGGTATTGGGTTAGATATATCGCGCTCTGTCATACAACCCCCATCACCACCCGCCTGGAACTAAATCAGGTCTGTAGTCCTTTATAAGTCGCGCCCCGCTCAGGAGGCGCATTCAACAATACGGTTATTCATGGTCACGCCGCCGCATACAGCAACTTCATTTGTCCCTTAACGGGGAAAGCAGCCATGCAGCGGGCTTCGAAATCCTTTTGGTCAATGCTGCAACTGGCAATGTTGGTAACGGCGATCAGTTGCAGCTCGACCTTCTCCAGTGCATCAGGCTTAAGATGTTGGTGAATCTTCTCCTTGCTGTCACCGGCTGCTTGTTTGGCTGCCTGATAGACATAATCAGGAAGTGCTACACCGTACACCCAGCGAGAGGTGATCTGCCCGAACAGAGCTGGGCAACCACCGACATGACCAAAGTAAGGAAGGCCGGACATTTTCGACAGTGCTTGATAGAACGGGTCTTTAAAGCGCTTCTCCCAGGACGTTGGTTGCTGGCACACCATCAGGCCGACAATCTGATCTTCGGTGAGCTGGAAGTTTTTACTCAGCAGCAGATTTTTAATATGACGATCACAGGCGCGGGCGAATTTTACTGACAACCAGCGGGCGAATTCCACCGCCAACTCCGGATGAAGCCAGGTCCCGCCGTAGCGACCTTTTTCAATACGAACTAAAGGTGGGAAAATCCCACCTTTAAAATTAAACCCTTCTATACCAAGCTCTTGGCATAACTCAGCCATATATTCTTTTGTGGAAGGAAGGCGCAACCACTCAGTAACTTTCCTTCCGTGGTGTTTTGCCGCAACCGTGGCATTGAACCAGCAATCAGAAGCAAAAGGAAATGAACGGTCATCGTAATTCATAGGGATGATATTAGACATATCGGTATTACCTTTTAGTGATGAACCTTGTCGCACAGGAAACCGGCCCACAGAAGGGCACCGACAGCCAGCCGGCATCCTCAAGGGTCATCCTGAAAGGTTCTGTGTTAAATGCGCGTGCGAGGCGCGTCAGAAGTGATTCGGCATTAGCCGTTCACGAACAAACGGATATAAAAAAGCCCCGCGGATGCGAGGCTGATATTCGGTTAGTGCTGAGGTTAATTCTTCTTGGGGTTTGTCCTGGAATGCTCCTGCTCCATCATCGCCTGCCAGCGGCGATCGTCTTCGTCCATGACCGTGTCGTACTCTTCGCGCGTGAAGCCGTTCTGATTTGGGTATTTGGCGTTAAGCAGCAATGCAAATTCGGTCATTGTGAGGTTCTCGGCCTCTTCCCGACTCATACCGAAATGGTTGCGCGCAGCCATGATGTAGTCGGCGGCGCGGAATTCTGCGGTTGTCTCGTTCGTTTCGTAACGCTGCAGCTTGCGCACCTTCGCTTTGCCGATGATGCCGTGCATCATCAGGTTTTGCGCGACGATGACCATACTTTCCGGGGGCATACTACCCGGACGCCAGACAAAGCCACGCTTACGTGATTTAGCTGGCTTCATCCAGCCAACCAGATCGCCGATATCATCGTCACAACATGCTGTCAGTACCGTATGCGCGGCCATGATCGCTTTGCGTGACAGAAGCCCGCTTTGCATAAACCGCAGGACGCAATCAGGAAGGCGGCTGTACTCATCGCGGATATAGGCCTCAGCTGCGCGCTGAATTAACGGAGTAGCCTCGTCATTGCACAGGTCATAGAACGCCTGAACAATCTCCTCCGGTTCTCCAATGCGTGCCATGTTGCGAAACGATGGCCGGAAAAAGAATTCCCGATCACCGGTACCGATAACGCATTCGCCTAATTCTTTAATCGGGGTCATAGTCGCTCCATAAACAGTATCAAGGGCGCTTAAACGCCCTTTGTACTATTCACGAAATGGCCTGGCGGTTAACTGATAGTGACCGTGCAGGATGCAGACGTGATCTTGACTGGTGTCGCGGAGGAATCGGTGACTTCACAGGTATAAACCCCGGCATCACCTGAAACAGCGCTGGCCTTGTTGAAGGTCGCCGTTGTTTGCCCGCTGACAACTGTGCCGTCTTTCTTCCAGACATAGGTGTAAGGCGAAGTGCCACCCTCAACCACGACCGACATATTCAGAGCCGATCCGGCCGCCACGCTCTTGGTCGTCGGCAGGTTGGTGGTAAACGCCAGCGCCGGCGGCGCCACCTCAAATACCACGGTGTCTGCATCAGCAACTTTCCACTCACCAGAGAAGGTTGAAATATCCGTGGTGCCGAAATCACCAGACCAGGAGGTGGTGTTGAAGTACCCCATGATATAAGTGCCAGCGTCTTCACCAGTTAAGTCGAAGCGAACCCAGACAGACGGCTGCCGGCCGGCCTGCACTTCATCGAAAATATATTTCGAGATGGCAATAGCGCCGACTTCCGTCGTCTTGTCTTTTTTACGGAATTCACCTTCTCCTGAGATGGTGAAGTCCATATTGTTGACCAGGTTCTCAACCAGCCCCTTCGTATCGTCAGCCTCAGAGGTGACGGTATTCATGGAGTAGTCAAAGCCCTTGGTGGTCATGGCGCCGAGTCGCTTCCATTCGGAAAGCGCAGGAACCGTATCAGCACAGCCAAAAGCCATGCGGAGCACGGCCACCTTACCAATCAGCTTGCCGGTGTCATTAGCGCAGCCTTGCATGTATGCCTCTCAATTAAAAAAGGCCGCCATATGGCAGCCTGATGGGTGATTCTGACGATTATTCGCCGTATGTGCAGGAGATGAGCAGCCGGGTTACTAATCGGCCCTCTTCGGTGGGGATCGGCGCCGGCACATTGCCGACAAGCCGTAGCGCGCCTACGCAATCATCGGCGCCGGATTGCGCGCTGATGTACTCGACAATGGCGTTTACCACAGCGTCAGCAGCGTCGGGATTGGCCTTCGAGGAGATCACATCAACCATCACATACCAGTCTCCGCCGCGGTCGAAGGTGATATCGGTGCCGCCTGAAGACCGGAATACGATGAACTGATCGGTATCTTTCCCGGTATCGCGCCATTGCCGCCACTGGACCTTAAACCCCGCGGTAAGCCCCTCAGCCACAAACAGGTCTTTGAGGCGCATATACATGGGGGGTGTCATAGCGAAAGCTCCTTCTTCACCACCTCGTCAATCTGGCTGCGGGTATCTTCGAAGCCCCTCGTTAAGAACTCCTTGCGGGCAGTTGCTCGCCGGAAGTTCTGCTTCACTGCCGGGTCGTGGACATATACCGCATAGTTGGCGGAGTAACCAACGCGCCCGGTTACCCTGGTGCCGTTAGCCATGATTTCGCGGAACTGGCTGTTGATGAGCGTCGACGTATCGATCGGGGTGTAAAGTGCTGCCTGCGCACTGCCGATAAGCATCGCAGACTGGATTGCTCGCACGACTTTACGTCCCTGAACGTCTTTGATGATGCGATCGAGATTGGCCTTGGCCTGGCGGATGCCGCGAACTTTAGCGCCCATAATCAGACTCCCGTTATAAGTGCGAAATCGTCTGCCAGTCGCTCGAACGTATCTGCGAACTGGACGATCTGCCGTATCTCGTCGGCCTCATCCGGCGGTGCTGCATCGGTCGACGCTCCAATCAGGATGTAATCCCCTTCCCGTGCCGTTGCGTATTCGGTCCATATCGTGTTTTTAACCACGATCTCCCGGCCGAGGTCACCGATTTTTGCAGAGAGACCACCCTGGTAGTCGCAGAGGATAGCGATCGGCGCTTCCCACCCGTACGGCTGACCTCCGCCGTCGGTATCACTACCGTCAGCATCGCGTATGCGCCGCCAGATTGTCGCCGTCGCGGTGTATGACCAATTAGCAACCGAAGACATCAGTCATCCCTCCATCGCAACACAACGGCGCCTGTGGCGCGTATGCGGTCGCAGTTAATGAACCACTCACCGTCGCTTTTCACGTACGCCGTCGTTTGTTGGCCGGCATCGGTGATCACCCACACCCGGGTAAACGTCCGCGGCAGCCGTTGCTGAACTGAAACCCATGCCATTAACAGCCCCCGACCACCATAAACAGGCCCACACTGTTGCCGGCGCTGATTGGCAACTCACCGGTGCAGCCGCTGGTATCCAGTTTCGCCAGAGAGTCGCGCAGCCAGGTAATGCCGTCATCTCCGTAGTCGAACGAGCGCGACGCTCCTGATGGCGCCCCCTGCGATTTTATTCGCCGGGCACCGGAAGACGTCGCCATGAGCGCAGCGGCATACATCAGGATGAGCTTTGCCGTGCATTCGTCGTATCCAGCACCATCGAGGCACGGGATAATCTTGTTCACCACGCAGAGAATCGGATCGAGCAGCGCGGCGGGGATGGCGTAACCCAACTCACCGAGGAACGCCTGCACGTCTGCCGCTGTGATTGGGTCAGCCATGGTTATTTCGCCTTCTTCGATTTGCTGGCAGATTCTTCCTGCTGCTCTGCCTGCTCTGCCTGCTCTGCCTGCTCTGCAGCATCATTGCCCGGTGTAGCCACTTCCAGCGTCTGCTCGTCATCACTAATGATTTCAACCAGACCAGCAGCTACCCAACGCTTAGCGACATCACCGCTTACCGAAACCTGAGCACCAACCTCCAGCTTCTGGAGATTGGCACCGGAAATCAGGTTATCGCGAACCACTTTTACCAGTGCCATAAATACCCCTTAGCTATGCGCGTAAATAACGGATTTGCGATTGTTGATGTCGGTCTTAACCATAAGGCCCATCGCACCCCAGGTACGCCAGACGTAATCGCTGTTATAGAACTGGCGAGGGTCTGCAACGGTGCCAACCGCCTGGCCGACAATCGGAGCGATAACGCCGGCGGTAAGCGGAACAATCAGGATTTGGTTGCCGGACAGTTGCGCATCTTCTTTGATGGCAGCGATGCCGGAGAGCTTCAGCAGCTCCTGCAGGATGGTGTCAGACTGGTAGTTGTCGCTGAAGTAGCGTTCCAGATTTGAGGTGATCTCGCCTGAAACATACCAGGTCTGCTGTGCATACTGCAGGTTGGTCAGCTTCATCACGTCGCGCAGAGCAATGGCTGCATTGCGGATTTGCTCAGCCGTTGCGCTTGAGCTGGTGAAGTCGATATTCAGGCCGGAAGCACTGAGATCGACAATCTGCACCCGCTCATCGGCTTTCACCCCCTTCCAGGTCTTGCCATCAAAAGCGATATAGTTGCCAGCAGAGTCACGGAAACCGTTGAAGACGTAATCAACGTACTGACGACGAACATCATCAACAGAGCCGCGCTGAGCATCGGCCAGAGAAGCCAGAGCGGAGCCTTTGTTGAAAATCGGGTCACGCCACTGGAATTTGAAGCCAGAGTCGTGGATCGGAACCATAGTACCGTCGAAGGTGTACGCGCGCGCATCAAGCGCCGCACCAATCTGGCCGGACATGGAGGTATGCGCCCAGCCGCGGCCACCGGTGCGAGCATACTCGTACACGGACTCTTCAAGACGGACAGAGCGGGACAACGGGATCAGGTCGTTAAGCAGAGTGAATTCAGTAGTTGGTTCGAATTCAGCCAGCACAGTCTGATCATAAGCGCGATACAGGCGGCGGATATCGTCGACAGCGTTCGTCGCGTCCAGCGCCGGAGTGTTTGCCGCATCACCACGCCAGCGGGTGCGGGATACGAAATCAGCAACGGCCTGAGCACTCATATTGCGCGCCAGTTGCAGCTCATTGAACTGCGCCTGGTTCGCTTCGAGGTTGCCCGTCTCAGTCGCGCGTCGGGTGGAAAATACAAACATTCAGTCTCTCCTTACTTGAACACGACGCGAACCAGATCGCCTGCTGTGGCGGTCAGGGACTTGTCTTCTTCGACATAGGCAAAGATGGTTTCACCCTCTGCCAGTGCTTTAATTTGGCCATTGGCCACAGAAACCGGCTGGCCCTTGGTGTAGGTACCAGCGGCAGCGCGAACGTTGAGGAAAACGCCCGGCGTTGGCTGGATGTTTACCACCCAGTCACCGATCGCATAGGCATCGTCAACCGTTTTGCAGCGCAAATAGTCGTAGTTAGCAACGTAAAGAATCGCGTCTTCAGCGCCATCAACAGACGGTGTAGGCTTGGCTGCACTGAAAAAGATAACGGTACCCGGCAGAAATGCTGCGGCCGCAGAACCTTCACGATTAAGTTGCGGGTTGGGGAAAATTCCGCCCGCGTGAATTACGTGTTTCCCGTCTTTAGCCATTTTTTACTCCGGCATTTCGCTGAAAGAATCGTTGTTGTTGACCGGACGGAATGCACCATTCAGGCCGGTAGAGGTCTGGCACTGAGCAAACAGGCCATCAAGGGCGGCGCCGTCAAGCGCATTCACCGCCAGGTCATCCAGCCCGAATTTCGCTTTTACGGCAGCGCGTTTTTCGCCTTTCTCTTTGTCAGCGTTCACGGCAAGGCCTGACTTAACGGCTGCCAAATCATCAGCAAATGGCTTAAACCATGCCGGCGCTTCTTCGCTGTTGCTGGCCTGCTCTTTTTTCTTAGGCTTGCCGGTGGCGGGATCGATTTCGTCGCCGCCATCTTTCTTGGCTGCCGCCTTCTCTGCCGCTAGCTGGTTGTAAGCGTCCATCAGTTCGGCATCGGACTTGCCTTCAGTCGGCTTACCCGCGGCTTGGAGCGCATTGATAATCAGTTCTTTCATCGGATCGTTCTCTCCGTTGGTTTTAATCTCGTACTCAATGGGTTTGCGCACGACTTCTACAGGTTCGCCGACGAACACGGCTTTGCCGTCATCATCGATGAGGTACTTCTGCTTTAGGTATCTGGTGTCATCGCGGTAGATGAAGCTGTCTGGCCACACCGTTTCTGGCCATAGCCACTTATCTTCTGTGTCACCCTCGCGAAGCTTGTCGCTGATAGCGCGTGAAATGTCGTCAAAAGAGAAGTTGGAGGCATTGGTGAAAAAGAATTTGGTCTTGTTGAGCAGGCCTTCGCGTGTGCAGTCGATACCATCAGCAAGGCGAGCGACCTCGATCTGCTGCTCATGACCTTCTGAGTTGACGAAGATGCCCACGCCTTCTTCAGGTGTTCCGGCGCCAGGCTCATCGAGCAGCACCGCCACATGGTCAAACATCATGTTGGTGGCGATCTCGTTGTACTTCTTGCCCTTCGACTCGCCATTAGCGGCAATGCCGGAATACAGCAGTCCTGTGGAGATGTGGATGGGTTCTGAGTTGGTACCGGCGATCATCTCATCAAGGCGATTAATCAGGCGCTTGCCCTTCTCGCTTGACTCGGCGTACTGGCGGTTAACGTACATATCACCCGTCACCTTCCCACCTTCGTGGCTGACGTTCTGCAGCCATGCGCCGACGTGATATTCATTCACCGCCCGGACATCGCGAGCAGACACATGCTTCCCGTCAACCTTCGGGTGGCCCAGCGGCATCGGGTTACGCTCAAGCGTGTTGTAGGCCTTTTCGATTTCTGCTGCCGGGTACAACTTCCGGTTCATCACGATATCGTCCACGACAGGCGTGATGCCGCGAACCACGATATGTGGCTTGCCGTCGATGGTTTCAGTGGTGATGTTTGAAGCGGAGTTGACGACGGTCAGCACGTTAACGCGGTTGCGTTTCATGCTGGGTCCTCGTTGGTGGATTTCAGGCAATAAAAAAGGCCGCCGGATGGCAGCCTGTAATATATTTTTAGGACAGAATTAGAGCCCTGACTTCATGCTATTCACCAAAGCAGCCCATCATTACTGCTGCTTCATGGAACTTTTGAGCCTCGGTCTGTGCTGCCTCTGGCAGGGCTGGGAATCTAGCCTGCGTAATTTTTTCAAATGGCAGAAAATAATCCCGACTCAGTGTTTCTTCACCATTCTCATCAATAACAGTGAATGAGATGCGGACTGTGTTCTTTGGTTTCGGAATGCTCATTCACAACCTCGTCTTAGTTGCTCGTCAGAATATCAGTGGCAGGCGGTGACGATACCGTTTTTCGGGAGCTACCCTAGCCACTGATGATTATACATTAAGCTGATTCTGCTTTTGTCCACTGATTCCGCTCTTTAGCCAGCTTATCCGCCAGCCCCTTGTTAAATATGCTGCCGTCGTCGTTAAGCAACACCGGAATCTGGCTGCAATAGCAGTTATACCGGTTGCCGTTCTCGGCGTAGAAGTCTCGCACCTGCTCGGTGGTGTATACCTTGCCGTGGCGGCTTGCGTGCCAACTACGCGTCGTCGGTTTGAGCGCTGACAGCCACAGCAAGCCGGTATTCAGGCCAAGCCGATCCGCCGCCCAGTCCGTTTCGTTCCATTGCGCCTGGCGCAGCGCGCCAACCTGCTCAGTCTGAGCGATGGTCTTTGCCTTCGACATGCTGACATCGAGACGCTTGCTGATGACGCCGGCTGTCTCGCGAGGATTAACCCCGCGCGCGACAGCATCGGTAATGATGTTGGTCAGATCGCCGCGGGCGGTGTCGCTGATGACCTTCCAGTCGCTAAAAGTAGTCAGCCTGGCCGCCGCTATCTGGTTCAGATAACCGGGGCTGCTTAAAAGCTGCTGTAGCGTCGTCTGGCTGGCATATACCTGCGACTGCTGCGAGAGGTTGTTGAAGGCCTCCAGCGTTCCGCGCTGCGCCTCAGCGGCGACGTAATCCATCGCCCACAGGCTTTGTTCGCCGCCTTCGAGCAGGTAATCGTCGAGAATAACCTGTACCGCTTCGAGCAGGTCGGCCAGTTCCTGCGCTGACATGTCGTAGATGAACTTGCCAGCGTTGACCTGGTAGAGCGTTGGCTCGGCGCCGTTAACGTGGCACAGGAAGTGCCAGTTATGGCTGTTAACCTCTCGCTCACGCCCGGTCAGGCGCTGGTCGAACAGGGCTTTCAGCGCCACCTTTATCGCGTAATACCGATCCTCAATGTCGCGCTCCATCTTGCTGACGGGCTTACGTGACATTGTTGGGTCAACTTTCGACCGTGGTATCACCGGGCTTTTCGGCCTCTGACTGAGGGTCGGCCAGAGGATCAGGTTTTGGTTTGTTGCCATCTGGCAGATCCTCATCATCAAGCTCAGGCAGCGGTTGCAGTTCGCCCGCAGCGCGAATTTCGTTCTCAGTGATAGCAGAACGGCCAAAGGCATTCGTGGATTTCACAGCCACGTCCGCGAGCTTGTCCATGTTGGCAATCTTCTCTGCCTGGCTAGGCGCCAGCAGATCAGACCATCCCACGGTGACTTCTTCGCCGCTGGCGGGAGGGATAACCCCCAGCGTCCAGAAACGAGTAACCACTTCGGTGATGACGTCGGTCAGGAAGCCATTGCGTCGGCTCATCCTCGTGCGCGCCCATCCTTTTGCATCCTCGGTACTTGCGCGCTCACCTGTCTGCATGCCAATAAGCTCTTTAACAGGAATCGGTACCGTTGCGCAGAACTCGCTCAGCGCGGTGCGCCATGTTGGCTCAGGGTCCGCAACCGCCACTGAAAGCACGCTCGTATCGCCCTCTTGCATGATGACTGCGCTATCTGTGCTGTCATTGAGGCGTCGAACCTGATCATCCATCCCTTCTGAGAGTTGGGCTTCGCTAACACCAAGCGCCCTTGCCAGTTGTGCGAAGCTTGTCTTGGCACTGAAGTTAAAGTTGAGTTGCCGGCTGGCGTTCTTCAGGAACCCTTCCGCCGCACCGCCCGAAACTTTTTCGAGGTCCAGCAACTTGTTGAACCCCTCTTCCAGCAGCGACTCGCCGGAATCAAGCCGCCCGTCATCCGAGCCTTCAGCCAGAATGATGACGCGATCAGGGTGAACGTTGATGATGCGACCTGGCTGGCCGCTGCGCTGCTGCTGCACCGGTATCTCGGTAAACGAGTACATGCTGACAGCGCCATAATTTTCGCTATTCTGGTCTTCGTTGTAACTGACCGGGTCTAACTGAGCCTCCCAGACTGGAACGAGCCGGACGAGCGCCCTTTCCTGCAGCCTGCCGACCATCGCCTTATCTACAGGCTCTGACCATGGCCTGTTGTCTTTAACCTGGATCAGTAGCGCAGAGTAACGACCTACTAGGTTACGCTTGTCAGCGCCCTTGATCTGCTTCCAGCATCGCTTGAGTAGCTTGTTGACCCGTTTATCCCAATCCGTTTGCTGGGTTGCATCCTTAGTCTGGTCGCCTTCGTAAACTTCCGGGTAATCTTCCCAGCATCCATCGACCATTCTCGTCACTGCGGCGCCGGCTATGGCGTTGCGTCGGTACGCCCGGTAAAAATCATCGAAGCAAAGTTCCTTGGGATATCCAAACTCCTGATACAGGCGCTGACGCTTGGTGTTACTGGTGCCATTGAACAGAGCGTTGACGTAACGCATCCGTTCGCGGTCGATGCTGGCGTTCGTGGCGAGTTGTTTATTTTCGCTTTCGTTCACGGTGTCCTCCGTCAGCGCGAGCGCACCAACATGCCGGTTGATTGTGGTTCTGATAGTTCAGTTAATGCGTATACCGCGGCATCGAGCCGGTCAGGTGATTTCTTCGCAGTGGATGGCACGTACTCCATGAACTGGTTTTCTACCTCGTAGAGGCTTCCACGGTGAGCTACTCGGCCCTGCGCATACAGCGCGGAGATAGGTTCTGCACGTGCGTATTTACCCTTACTGGCGTGCACACGAATGATGCGGCCGCCGAACCCGGCATTGCGCAGCGTATCTTCCGCCATATCGCCACCTTGGTTTGTCTCTATGACGATCGCGTCAGCTTCATGCTGCTCATAAGCTTCAATGGCTTTCGTCGCCCATCCATTGGGTGAATATTTGCCGCTGTAGTCAGCATCAAGACTGTACTGCCGCTCATCACCACTACCGTAAACGCTCGCTACAGCGATGCCAGATTCGTCACTCTCTTCGCTATTTGTGGCCTGCGGGTCGATTGCCACTACCGTTCGGGTCAGCTCCTGGGTGATCCGCATCGCGTGTGCGGCGCTGATCATCTCCTCGTTCCACAACGCACCCTCCGCATTGAAGCGTTTCGGGTTCTGCATGTACTGAGCTTCGGCGGTGCGCCGGTGAGAGAACAGAGATACACGGTGCGACTCGTTATGCTTAAACGGCCATAGCCAGCCATCAGGCAGACCGTGGTCAATCGGGATAGCGTGAGTGTTTTCCGGATATGTTTCTTCGTAACTGCGGCTACTATCGATAATCACCGGCAAATTCAGGTGATGCCACTTTTCCCCACTCCCACCCCGCAGTAGATAGCCGCTCAGGTCGTGGTAGTGGATTCGCTGCATGATGACAATCATCGGCGTCGTCTCGATCGCCAATCGTGATTTAATTGTCTCGTTGAAACGGTTGTTGACTCCGCCTCGGACGATCTCTGAGTAAGCGTCATCCGGCTTAACTGGGTCATCGATAATCAGCGCGCCCTGCCACCCCGGCTCCATGTGTCCTGCGCGGAACCCGGTAACCTGCCCCGCTGCTGAAGATGCGTAAACGCCGCCGCCGTGCTCGGTCCACCACATCGCCTTGCTGTCGGCATCGTCACGCAACGCCATTGGCCACATGGACTGGTAAGCCTGCGACTTAATCATGCCGCGGGCAGTCGAGGAGTTCAGTAACGCCAGGTTATGCGAATAGGATAAATGCATGAAGCGTGCCCGGCAATTCAGCGCCAGACCGCGCCCCATCATATTGATGGTTGCAAGTTCCGTTTTCGTGTAACCAGGAGGGACGTTGATGATCAGGCGCTGAATTTCACCGTCAATGACACGGTCCAGTGTTTTCTGAATCACCTTGTGGTGAGGCGCAACTATCATCTTGCCGCCGGTGCGCTGCTTGAAGAAATAGCGAGCGTAGTAAAGCCCGTCCTCCTCACATTCCACCTTTCTGGCAAACGCCTTTTGCTCAGCAGTCGTCATCCTCCATCATCTCCTGCCGTGCGGACTTGTATTCCTCTTTGCTCATGGTGATCGTCTGGATGGCGCCACCATTTGGGCCGGAATGTTCAAACTTGTGCTTATTGGTGTAGGCGTCACCCATTTCTTTGGCGGCCTGCTCGATAAGTTGAGAGGTCATGCCGTAGTTCTTCATCTTTTCAGCATTGGTCGCCATTCGGTCTAGAACGCGCAACCGATACGCTTTATTTGCGATCGGGATGTCGGCGATCTCATTCTGGAATCGTTTGCGAGTGGCATTGAACAGGTCAATCCACTTCTGGCTCAACTTGGCCGCCATTGCGTTGCCGGGGGTATATTGCGACACCTGCTGCCGTGAGACATCGATGCCATATTCAGCCTTTACAAGCTCAATGACTTTTGTCGGGCTTTCGAAACAGGCCAGCGACTGAACGATGAAGGCTTTAACCTCTGTCGATAATGCTGCCATCGGTTACCTCCATGACAATCCTAATAAAGTCTATGCCAGTTTCAGCATGCACGTCCCACACGCTCTGGCAACATCGATATGAGCAACCTCCGCCGGCCTGTTCGCCGCATCCACCATTTCCTGCACGTCTTTGCTGGCTCCGTAACGCCGGACCACTCCGACGAACTCCTCGACATCATGGCCGCGAAGCTTCAGAACCGGCATCCCGGTCTCTTTGTTGAACTTCGGTGCGCCATAGTCATCGGTAGCCTGGGCGATGTGGTAAAGCTCATGCTCCACCAGGGCGCAGAACTCCAGATCGTTACATTGCTCACAGTAGTCAGCAGCCAGCGTGATGATGAACTTCGGTATGCGACCGAACCATTCATGCATTTGCTGCTCCATTCTGGCCTTCTGCCAGCCACCGGCGCGGAGCATTACCTGTTCGCATTGACCGAGGACATAACGCCCCTTCTTCTCGAAAACGCCGGAGGCCCACATAAACGCGACGTCAGCATCGAGCAGGTGGATGTGGTCAGGGTTATGGATTGGCCCTTCTTCAGAGAGGATGTGCTGGTTAACCCATTCGCATATTTCGGTAGCGGGGATGAGTCGGGTATAGGGCAGCCAGTTCTCACAAGTGAAATTGACGGGGGGATATGGTCTGCGCTCATCATGGTTAGCCATGGGGCTCCTGTGCAACAACCATTAAAAAACCACCCGCAGGTGGTTTTTCTGTTAGAAGTTTTAATTTCAGTGCATATGTTTGCAAGCCAAGAACAACTTACTTCAAAAACTGAATTTTACTTGGGTCAACGGTATAAACCTTTCCATCATCTGTCTCGACGATCGCCTTTTCCGGGGTTCTCATCTGCCCTGATTCGTCATATGTCTCAATAGGCGCGTACTTGATAAAAGTACCTTCTTTTTTATCATATGTATTGGTTAAGATAACTCTACGAATTTCTTCTGACATGATGACTATTCCATGTTGGTTCTAGGGAATTTTGTTATATCAAAATCAAATCATCTATGAAAGCTTCCTGTTAGCTATTTAAATAACACGCCCATGTCAAATTATACTATTCGTAATGATGCCCACGCCCTTCCTCTATTGTCCTAATACCCGCCTTATCCAGATTGCACTGCCCCAGTGCAGAATAAAGCTTCGCGTTTAACTCCAGACTAGCCTGCCATGTGAACGGAACCTCCATTCCGGGGATCGGTGTGTCTGCAGTAAGGTCAGCGCTTATCGGTACCACCGGCGCCGGTACGTAAACCGTCCGCGTATTCCCGCAAGCTGTCAGCAGCGGCAGCAGGAACAAGCTGCTTAGCACACTGATCGCCTTCAAGCGCCTGCCTGATGTAGATAACACGCTGCTCACCTGCCTGGGAAAGTTCGGTCTTTGCATTCTGGGTTACCCGGGAAATGTCATTGATGAGGTTCATTGCAGTGACTACGCTATTGCTTACGGTCTCGGCGGTTTCCGCCCTGACCGTTGCTTTATCACGCTGCTCTTTGAAGGTGATGGCGTTGTCGTGGTAGTGACTGGCCAGCCAGCCGAGGCAAACAACCAGGCAAATCACAATGGCGCTGATAATGGCGGTTAACCGGCTCATTTTTGACTCCAGAGACAAACTTCGCGCTCAATCTCGCGGCGAGTTACCAGGCCCTTCCACTGTTTACCCTTGGCGTAAGTCCAGCGGCGCAACTGGTCACATGCGCCTTTCTGGTCGCCCTGGTTGATTTTGCGCAGCAGTGTGGAGGTCTGGAAGTTGCCAGCGCCGACGTTATACGCGAATGAGTAAAGCGCCCCACGCATTGTTTCGGGGATCGGCTTCTGGATGTAAGGGTTAATCTGGCGGGCGACGGTGTTCAGGTCTTTACTGAGAAGCGCGCGGCATTCAGCCTCGGTGTACTTCTTGCCGAGCATGATATCTTTGCCAGTGTGGCCATAGCAGACAGTCCAGACGCCTACCACATCCTGATAGGGATCGTACCGCACACCTTCAAGACCATCGTTACCAGTTGGCCCAGTGATGAGCGCAGAAGCAATGGCTATGGCGCCACCGCCGACGGCAGCGATAACGCTATTCCTCAGTTTTGGTGTCATAGCCATTGAGCCGATCCTCGCGTTCTTTCCGCCGGTAGTACCAGTTCACCCCACAGGTGGTAATGGTGCAGGCGATACCGACAATAATTGCCCAGTCACTCAGGGTCATCCCCGCTATTTTGTCGGCCAAAATCCACACCTCTGCCTTAACTGCCCCGGCATACGCCTTTGCTGAGACACCGCAGCCCGTCAGTGCGGTCCCGGTGCCGTATGAAAGTCTGCTGTAAATGGTGCTCATTTTTGTCATAACCTCACCTCCGTTGATTACGGATGGCGCTGTGCGTAAAGGAGGAAAGAGGCCCAGACCCTGCGGGCTGATTTATCAACAAAGCACGTCGGGGATGATTACCGAGGGTCTGGGCATGCTCAATAAAAAACCCGCTCAAGGCGGGAAGTAATACCAAGGGTAAAAGCGACGGCACGGTAGCCGTAATGGTCCCAAGGTAGAGGGATATGGTGGCCTGTTGCGTTGTTGGCGCAACGCCCTGATGGGTTGGATTATGAGCCCGTCATCAGGTCAGGCCATTATCTGGCGGGACAGGAAGGATTCGAACCTTCGACCATTCGGTTAACAGCCGAACGCACAACCGCTGTGCTTCTGACCCTGAAATGAAAAAGCCCAAGGCGTTAACCTCGGGCTTGAATTCTTTGTGTGTCGACAATCGAAGCTATGGCGACGATATCAGATTTACACGAAATATATGCCAATTAGTTCATTTTTGCAATACCTGAATGGTAATTTGTCGACTTTTGTTGCGATCGTGCTTTTGTCACATTTAATAGCGAATCACGATCCAGCTTGAGAAATATCTCTCTGATAGCCCGCCAGCGGGATGCGTAGTTTGTGCTCCAGTTATTCGGCGTGGTACCGGTAAGAGATGCAAGCTCCTGTTGCTGATATACGCGCTTTCCAGCCAGTTCAGCTTTTACGTCCTGCGCTGCAAGCCATATCATAGCTTTCAGCCTACCCAGCGTTTTTGCAGCAATTTTCTCCCCTTCTATCTGGCGCTTGAACTCCTGCCATGATATTTGGCAGATGGTTGTCTGGTGTGGGAATTTTGTTTCTTCACCGTAGTTCCAAAGCAACCACGCTTTCTGATGCTCTTCCAGCGACAGCAGAGCCCGGCGCCAGCTGGCCGTCGAATACTCAACGGGCAGAACGAGAGCGATTGAGGAACCCTTAGCGCGGGACTGGCTGCCGCTCATCGGCGGGCCATCCGGGTTAACCATGCGTTGTTTGACCTCGCTATAAACTTTCTTCCTACCCCGGCTGCGCGCCGTAGCGGTGAATTGCGCGTTCTCTGCAAATGCCACCAGTTGCCCTTTCGTCGCGCCGCTCAGATCGGCGGTGGCCACTATCAGCTGCTGGCGTACAAATTCCAAGTATTGAGCTGTCATGCTGTCTCTCCCAGGGTCTGATAGATGCGAACGAAATTTCTCAGTATGCGGTAGTCAACCAGTACGGTGCCGCGGTGCCGGCAGAGACGGAGCTTTTGCCAGCGTTCGCGGATGCGTTCGATAACGTCACGGCTCATGCGGCCTCCATTTCGGTAATGGTCAGCTCAAGCCGCCCACCTTTGACGACAGGCATTCTCTTCACGCTGTAATAATCAACCTGCTGGTCATCGAGCCAGAAACCCGATTTCGTCAGGGCGTCGAATGCTGCCTTTTGCAGATTGTCCAGGTCACGGCGCCGGCGATCCGGCATGTGGCACTCAATACGGATTTTCAGTGGTGTGGCCAGGCCGATATCAAGCATCGAGTCTTTGATGATTCTGGCGACGCTGTCTCGGTATGCCTGCCCTTCCGCGCTAATGTGAGTGCGCCCCAGGTTGTGTCGGTAGTAGCGGTTGTTGCTGGGTGGCCAGGGTAAAGAAATGCGATATTGGTTCATGCTTTTATCAGCCCCTCTTTCATCCAGATAACCTGCGTTCGGGCCATTCCCTCCAGTGCGCACTCTTTCGCATACTCCGCATCTACCAGGCGCGTGCGGCGGTCTATTTCATCGTGACAGGATGAACAGGCGATAGCGGCGATCAGATCAGGCGGCTTAATCCCTGTCCCGCACAATCCAGCAATGCGGATATGGGCCAATACCGTGGTTTCAGGGTTGCCGTTGCAGACGCCAGGGATGCGAACCTGACATTCGCGACCGCGAGCTGCTTTACGTAAATCAGCCATGTCTTTTCCTCCGGGCAGCGCGGCGCAGCCAGAGGACATCCGCCAGGTGAGCCGTATAGTGAAAGGTGGGGATGTCGGAAGGCTTAACTTCGACCTTACGCTTGCGGCGCGCCGGCACGCGGAAGATGCCGCGCTCCATTACTTTGGCGAGAAGACATTGCATAGCCATCACCCCGCAAAGCTCAGCAGCTGACTGGCGGCGTTTTCAGCCTCAGCCGGCGAGTGGAACTTGCGACGCAGAATGTAGTTCCAGAGCACATTCAGCACTGATTTGTAGACGCCGTTAAACTGGCTGTCGTCCATGCTGGCGAAGGAGATCGACTTTGCG